TTGACTTACTTTACTTTGATCAACGGCATTAACTTGATGACAGCTAATCGTCCTAGCTGGGAGAACAAAGATCCAACTCGTATTGAATGGCCTGATGGTACGTCTATGCAAGCTATGAAACACGCTATGGAACCGTACCATTGGATTGCTGATCCAGACAAAACACTTGCTAGTAAGTTAGGGTTTGTGCCTAAAGCTTTGTGGGTTGGTTTGGCTGGTACGGAGTACGCTAGTCCTCAAGCCCAAAAACTTATTCCAGAAGATTACACTGGCAATCCTAAAATTGATGAAGCTCTTGGTCGTGCTAAAGTTATTGCTCAATCTGCTACACCTTTTCAAATACAAGCTGCGGATACAGCTCCACCCGGAGAAGGTCTTAAACGTGCAGCATTGGGTACACTAGGTTTTCCTGTATATGGCAAAACTCCAGAGCAACGTAAAGTAGACAAAGAAGATCGTAAATTACGGTCTGAAAAGAATGCTTGGAACTACCACCAAAAAGAAATTGAAGCAGGTAGAGAACAAGTAACTCCAACTCACATTAAAGAAGCTAAACGTCTTGAACGTGAAAAAATAAATCTTGAAAAGAAAAAGGCTAAACTGCAATGAACATTTTAATTATTGACGCAGGCAGTGTGTGCCTAGACTTTGCTCTTCGTTGCCAAGCTTATGGTCACATAGTCAAATGCTACATCCGTAACCACCCTGACGGTACTCGTTCTCAAGTTGGTGATGGTGGTTTGATTACCCGTGTCAATGATTGGGAAGCTCACATGAACTGGGCTAACCTAATCTTCTGTACAGACAACACCAAGTACATTCACCAACTAGAACGCTATCGAGACAAAGGCTATCCTATCATTGGGCCTAGCATTGACACTAATCGTTGGGAACAAGACCGACAACATGGTGCAGATGTTTTTGAACGTGCTGGTATCCCGGTGATCCCATCTACAGAGTTCAAGAGCTACGATGAAGCGATTGCATTTGTTATTAAGAACAACAAACGGTATGTGTCTAAGCCTTTGGGTGATGGTGACAAGGCTTTAAGCTACGTGTCTAAATCTCCTGCTGACATGGTGTTTATGCTTCAGAAATGGAAGAAATCAAATGCGTACAAAGGCTCTTTTATTCTTCAGGAGTTTCATGGGGGAATTGAAATTGCTGTCGGTGGTTGGTTTGGTACTGGCGGTTTCTCTAAGCATTTATGTATTAACCATGAGTTCAAGAAGCTGTTAGCTGGTGATTTGGGTGTCTCTACTGGTGAAGAAGGAACCATTCTTTACTATGTAGAAGACTCGTTATTGGCTGACAAAGTTCTTAAGCCCTTGGAAGGTTACCTGCATGGGTTGCGCTACACTGGTTACATTGATGTCAACTGCATCATTGATGACAAGGGTACTCCGTGGCCTTTGGAGTTCACTATGCGCCCGGGTTGGCCCTTGTTTATGATCCAACAAGCTTTGCACAAAGGTGATCCAGCTCAGTGGATGTTGGACATGCTTGATGGTAAAGACACACTGAAAGTTAGCAAAGACATTGCCTGTGGTGTAGTGGTGTCTATGCCCCCATACCCACACAACAAAGGTGTGCCTCAAGATGAACATGCTGGCTATCCCATGTTTGATTTGACTGATGAGGATGTTATTAAGAACGTCCACCTTGCTTACGTCAAGCGCGGTGTAGCTCCTGCTATGGTTGATGGCAAGGTCAAACTTAAACACGAGCAGTTTGTAACTGCTGGCAACTACGTCTGCATTGTTACTGGTACTGGTGAGACTGTTGAAGACGCTCGTGATGCGTGCTACAAGACTCTGAAAAAGAAAATTAACATCCCCAACAGCATTGGCTATCGCATTGACATTGGATGCAGGTTAGAAAAACAATTGCCAGAGCTTAAAAAGATGGGCTATTCAGACAAGGAGTATTGCGAATGCAAAGACTAACAACTCCTATTCCCCAAGACAAAATTGGAGAAAGTTTTGTTTGGAGAGAATGGTTTCAAAAACTTAGTAACAAAGTGTTTGGAGATCTAGCTACTCAAAACTCTAACAACGTAAACATCACAGGCGGCACTATCACTGGTGTCAATCTGGGGGTAACGTCTGTTGCTGCTGGTACGGGCATTAATGTATCTAAGCCCACTGGAGACATCATCATATCTAACGGAGGTGTTACGTCTTTAACTGGTAGCACTCGCATTTCTACATCCAGTAGCACAGGTTCTGTGACTATTGATACGGTTGGATATACTGGCTCATTTACAACAGGTACAGGAACTACAGTTACTGTTGTAAAAGGTATTATTACTAGCGTTGCTTAACAAAGGAACAACATGAACTTCTCTAACAATGGTGTAGAAAAACTTAAGGCCCTAGAAGGGTTCCGTGCTAAACCTTATGCTGACTCTGGTGGCAAGATGACTGTTGGTTATGGTCATTTGATTGTTCCCGGTGATGGTGTGGGTGGCAATGGTGACATCATTGATGCTACTAAAGCTACAGAGCTGCTAATTAATGACGTAAGCACTGCTGTTAAAGGTGTTAACGCTGCTGTTACTAGAGACATTACTCAAAATCAGTTTGATGCTTTAGTTATTTTTGCGTACAATGTTGGTGTCACCGCCTTTAAAAACTCTACCCTGCTTAAGCTATTGAACGCTGGCGACATACAAGGAGCTAGTGAGCAGTTCCTTAGGTGGGATAAAGTTGGCGGTGTTTCCGTCGCAGGTCTTCATAACCGTCGTGTTGCCGAACAAACTTTGTTTTTGACGGCGTAACATGTTAGACCCCATAACGTTATTTGCGACAGCACAAGCCGCAATAGCGGGGGCTAAAGCCGTTATACAGGCAGGCAAAGATGTAAACGGTATTGTCGGCGATATGATGAAGTTCTTTGATTGCAAAGATCAAATCGCCAAAGTAGCCGCACAACCTAAAAGCTTTGCTCAGTCAGATACCTCTAAGGCATTACAAACTGTGATGCACTTAAAGGAGCTTAACGATGCTGAGAATCAACTCAAAGAGATGTTGATATGGTCTGGCAATGCTCCAGTGTGGTATGCAGTTCTTAAAGAACGTAACGACATAATTGCCAAACGTAAAGCAGAAGAAATTGCTTTACAAAAGAAAGCAGAGAAACGTAAAAAAGAGATTGGTCAAATCATTACGATTGGCCTTGTCACTATTCTTGCTGCGTTAATAATCACACTGTCTGCTTGGTTCACAATAACTTTTATTGGAGATAACTAACATGGATTGGCTTGCACAAATTGCTCCCACTATTGCTACGGCTCTTGGTGGCCCTCTTGCTGGCATGGCTGTGTCTGCTGTTAGCAAAGCTATTGGTTGTTCTCCTGAAGAAGTGCAGAGTGTTATTAGTAACGGCAAACTAGATGCTTCTCAAGTTGCTGCTATACAACTTGCTGAACTAGAACTTAAAAAACAAGCCCAACAAATGGGTTTAGATTTTGCCAAGTTAGCCAACGATGATCGTAAATCTGCTCGTGATATGCAGTCTGTTACTCGTTCTTTTATTCCACCGGCTTTGGCTATTGGTGTAACTGTTGGTTTCTTTGGGATCTTGTTTGGTTTAATGTACGGTCAGATCCAACATGCTCCACAGATTGACATCATGCTTGGTAGTCTTGGCACAGCTTGGACTGGCATCATAGGGTTTTACTTTGGCTCTAGTGCCTCTAGCCAAAATAAAGATAGCCTTCTTCATCAATCGACACCCACACAATAATGTAACTAAAGTGTGTTACGTTTAGGGTCTGTACATAAGGAGCTATCTATGGCTGTTATTTCTGATCAAGAGTTTATTGAACTTTGGAAGACCCACAAATCTCCTGCTAAGTTAGCAGCAGTTACTGGCCTACAAGTCCGTGGTGTGTATAGACGTAGAGATCATCTAGCAAAAAAATACAACGTTAGTCTAGCTAGTCACCAAGAAGTTAAAACGTGGTCACCACCTGCTCCCAAACATGAATTAGGAATTGAGAATGGCACAGTTATTGTTTTTTCTGACGCTCATTTCTGGCCTGGGATACGGACTACTGCTTTTCAGGGATTATTGTGGGCAATTAAAAAGCTACAACCTAAAGCAGTTATTTGCAATGGCGACGCTTTTGATGGTGCATCTATCTCTCGCCATCCTCCTTTGGGCTGGGTTCGTACACCCAGCGTCATTGATGAACTAAACGCTTGTAAAGAATCTCTTGGTGAGATAGCAGAAGTTACTAAGAACAGTAGACACAACGCTAAACTCATGTACACAATGGGCAACCATGACGCTAGGTTTGAAATGCGTCTAGCAGCTAATGCTCCCCAATACGTACAGACTCCCGGCTTTAGATTAGAAGACCACTTGACGAATTGGTCATTTTGTATGTCTGTTTGGGTAACAAATGACATTATTGTCAAGCATCGCTACAAAGGTGGTGTCCATGCTGCCCACAACAATACAGTCAATGCAGGCAAATCTATTGTTACAGGACACCTACATAGCCTTAAAGTAACACCGTTTGCAGACTACAACGGCAATAGATTTGGTGTTGACACAGGTACTCTTGCAGAACCTTATGGCCCCCAATTTGATTACTCTGAAGGTAGCCCACTAAACCATCGCTCCGGTTTTGCCGTACTGACAATCAAGGATGGTAAGCTGCTTTGGCCTGAACTTGTCCACAAATGGGACGATGGGCAGATTGAGTTCCGTGGTGAAGTGATTAATGTAGGTGGCCTCTAAAGAACAAAAAAGCCGCTATACATTACATATAGCAGCCTTTTGTTCCCGTAAGGGCAGAAGAAGGATGTTGCTAAGAACATCCCCGTATTGGGTAGGATCGTACCCAAATTAGGCTTCTTCAGCCTCGTCTTCGTCTTCAGACTCGTCTTCATCTTCGTCTTCATCTTCAGCCAAGAGCCATTCACCAGACTCTTCGTCCAGCCAGTACCAAGCATCATGCTCGTCATCGTACCAGCAAAAGCACTCAGCGTCTTCGTCGTAAGCGTACTCTACGCCTTCTTCAAAGTATTGAGCAATTTCGTCTGGGACAACCACATCTTCTTCGTCTTCAACTTCAGTGCTGCCAAGCATCTGTGCAATTTCTGCAAGTTGGAACAAAGAGGGAGTAGAGAATTGGAAGTGACCAAATTCATTCAAATCTACAGTAACGGTAAAAAGCATGTTGTTCTCCAAAATTAAACGCAGCAACCACTGCTGCAAAAACATCTTACACTAGGTGTGTTACGCATAGTCATGTTGTAAAAAAGCAACTTTTCTAAGCTCTTTCATAGCAAAGTTGAGGTCTTTTTTAAGGTGCTCTATTGCTTCTTGTTGTTCTTTCATTCGATCATTAGCTTCTTTTGCGAAGTTAATTAGGTTGTTATTGCTCCAAGTAGCAAAGTCAGGTGAGTTGTTCTGGGCCATCTATTTCTTCCATAATTCGTCGTAGATAAATTGCTTGGTCTAAACACTCTTCATAAGCGTGTTGTAACCATTCCCGTAGCACTAGTGGGTTGTCAGCCACAGTGGTTCCATATTTTACAAGTCCTCTAGCTTGCCTCATAGCTATGTCGTTACATACTTTCAGTTCAGTCCCTATTGGAAGCATCATCTTCTATATCCTTTGGTTTGGGGCAATTCTCTGGAACATTAACAACGCACCAGACAGCACTAAGATACTTTTGTGTTCCACGGTACACCCATCGGTCAATGTAAGTGTCGGGCATTGTTCTTAGTAACCTGTTAACAGTGTTTTCTGGGGCATTTATTAGCTTTACTATTTCAGCTACTCTAAGGCCATCAGGGTTATCCCGTAGTACTTGACGCACTTGTTTGTTATAGCTATACATTCGTTTCCTTTTTACAAACATAGTTTGGGTATGGCTGCATATAACCGATGCCCTTGCTTGCATCAATATCTTTATCCATGATTGCGCCCCTTGAGTTTGTATCCACTGCAAAACAACACAATAATTTTTTGCTTTGCCGTTTGTTTGGCGCAGGTAGTTTTCTGGCAGGTCTTACAGTCAATCATGTGTTCTTCTCTAAGTTATCGTCTTTGTGTTTTTATTTTTTCAAAAGTTTAAATACCGCCTTAGCGGTTTGCTTTCCGAACGTACCTTCAAGCCAATGTTTGTATGCTGCGTTGCGAGTGTTAAACCCGCAGGTAGTCATGTTCGGGTGGTCGTCCGTCTTATATGCAATGCGTCCACCCCAATCAGGATCGCACGGAACAAGGGATACTCCCGCTTTCATAGAAAATTCCTCCAAAGTCATGTGTTCTTCTCCTTGAGTTTGGCTTCAAGGTCTCGGTAGTTTTCATCTGTAAATGGCGACTGCGTACATACTCGGCGTTCCTCATCCGTCAACCCTACCCACGGGCGCTGGGTAACTTGCTGCTCTGCTGCAAGCTCATCACGCACCTTGATGTACATAGCCCGATAGTCTTTGCAGTGGGGGCAGTCACGCCCTATGCCATCCAAATAGCCGCGCTGGTATACTGATTCAAAGTTGCATTCGCTTTCAGGCTCCTGTGCTGGCTGTGCCAACTGCGCCTTCAGATTCCGTATCTCAACCTTGAAGGCTTGTGCTTCGCAGTGTCGGGCGCATGGTGCTGGGTGCGTTCCATTTGCTTGCAATGTTTGGCGGTCAGGCTCCTGCGCTGGTTCTTTGTGCATGGTCGGCTCTCCATGTTCATCAAAGTAAACCTCGCGCAACTTCCATCCCTGCGCTGGCTGTGCTAGGGCTGCTTTGATGGCGGTAAGGGCGGTCAATCGTTTTTCATAATCAAAATCCGACAACGCATCAAACGCCAGATTCAATGCTTCGTCTTTAGTCATTACAATCCTCGGCTCTTGATTTACTCTCATTGTTTTCTTCTACTATTTCAACTTCTTCAACTGATCTAATATGAAAAATTTCTCCGTTGTCATCTGTACACACACTGTACATTCCGTCAACATGGTGAAAGTTCAAAACTAAACCATCATTTAACAAAATTTTGCTATTACGTGGAACGTTATAAAGTTTCATTTAATTTCTCTCTTCGTCTAAATAGTCTTTGTACTGTTGTGCTTTACGCTTAGCGTCTAGCAACACCTTCTGCTTGTTAGTTTGTTTCCGATTGCTCCAATCTTTCTTAGCAAGTCTTTCTTCCGTTGACTGGTAGTACTTGCTATGTTTAGGTTGTTTGATAGTCATGTTGCTTTTACAGATGCTTTAGAATGTAGTTAGACCAGTGCTCTGTGTTAGTAAACACACAAGCATCTAGACCATTCTTAGCACACCAATCTAGGTATGTAGTGCTGCTTTTTTTAGACAGCCCCTGATTACGTTGGAACACATAGAGGATCTGAATCTCTGGATGTTGTTGTTTAATCAACACAGCTTTTTTCCTATCAGCTCCTGTCCACAGTCCCTTGGTTTCTATGTAGACGTTCTTAGTAACAGTGAAGTCTGGTGTGTAGGTGTGGTTGCTTGCTGGGATGACGTACTTAACTTTGTCTTGTTCGTATCCTAACGTCCAGCCTTTGGCTGCTGTAGCTGCTTGGAATTTAGATTCCAAACCACTGCGGTAGCCTGCTGGGTTATGTCGTTTAGGTCTTGGCATTACGCTCCTCACGAACTTCCATCCACACTTCTGCCCAATCAAAACAAGTGTGGATCACCTGTTGCGGAGTAATATCTTTGATAGCAAGCATTTCTAAAGTCCCATCTTTAGTAGCAAACTCTGTAAGCAAAGCTATGCAGACATACTCTTTCATAGATAAATGCTGCATGTTTAGATCTTTAATCATGTTGTTTCCTCTGTTGTTTTGGGTTCAGTTACATAAATATCTTTCCAAGTTCCATTGTGAAGCCAATCACTTCCTTCTTCCAAGTGCATTTGTTTCCAAGCTTCAGCTTCTGCTGCAATCTCATCTTCTGCTTCTACAGTACGTTCTATCCAAACTTCATACAGCATGTTTACGTTGTACTTTTTCATGTTGCCGCTTCCTGTTTTGTGGTTGTGTTGCCGTGTTGTTCCGTGGGGAACAACCCGGGTGTTGTGGGATCTCCGCTTCGCGGAGCTGTTGGCGGTTGCCACATATCGTTAGGCTTCTGCCAGATGTAAAGCAATTGCATGTTGAGGTGGAACCGTTTGTCGTCATCGTACAGTGCTCTGCACTTGTCGTAGTACTCTTCTGGAAGCAGTCCTTTTAAAGCGTTATCCGCTTTAACGGGGCCTAAGCCCTGAACACCAATGATGTTGTCACTGCGATCTCCAATAAGACTTTGCATGTACAAAAACCTAATGCCTTCATCGTGTGTAACAGTTCGAAAGATTTTCTTAACAAAGTTGTAGTGCTTGCCCGGGATCTGGAGTAGATCTTTGTCGATAGAACAAATCACTGTAGAGCCACCATGTTTGTCTTGTTCTATGCCTAACTGGTCATCAGCTTCAAACCCATCACACATCACTGCTTTGTGTTGTGTTATTAGGAACTCTCGGACTGCTTGCCAGTGTTGTGGTCTAGATTCAGGTCGGTGTGCTTTGTAGCTAGGTGCTATTTCTCTACGAAAGTTACCTGCTCCTGTGAGGTACACACTGTAGCTGTCTGCTTGTGTGTCTTCTAGGATGTCCTGCATAAGCTTGTCTGCTCTAGCTAGGGCTACCCATTGCTCTGCATCTTCTGCTGACGCTGCGGCTCTATAAACCACAATGTCGCCATCTATAAGTGCTTTCATTTGTTATCTTTAAAAGAGGGGGCTTCGATTTGGTCTTCAACTAGGTAGGACAGAAAGCCAGAAAACTTCCTACGTTGACATCCTCGATTGCTGGCTTAACAGCCCCCAAAACATTTTAGAACAAGTTTGCTTCGTTTTCAGCACCAGCTTCATTCATAGCTTCTGCCATGTCTAAATCACCTGCTGTATACGCCTCAAAGGTACGAGCAAACTCAATAATCAAACTAAGATTGCTTTTGTCCAAGTCAAACGGCTTAGCACCACGAGCTGCAATGTACAAGTCAGTAGCACGAGCTAGTGCGTTTTGACGAATAATTGCACGATCACCATGCAAAGCTGGGATAGGAAACACTTTTTCTTTGTAGCTGCTGTAAGCAGGTTTAGCACCTGCAATACTAGTAACAGCAGGAGCTGCTACAGGTGCTGGTGAACGGCTAGTGATGTTGACTGCTTTAGTCTCTACACCATACGTACCTGTGACACCATCAAAGTCAACAGTGTAACCAACGTCAACGTTAGGATTTTTGAAACCGCACTTAATCCAAGTACCGTTTACTTTAAACGAGTAGGTTGGCTTAGTGCCAAATTTAGTAGTTACATCTTTAGTGGATACGGCTTCCACAACGCCAGACATCATCGTCATCTTAAACTTCTTTCATATCAAACCAATTGGAACCATAACTAGCGCCTGCATTGAGCTTCAGTGCTAGTGGCTTCTTAAATATCTCTTCAAAATATTTGTGTGTTTCTTTTAGAACATCAGTAATCTCCAATATAAAGTTAGCGGCAGAATCGCCTTTGACATCAAACATTAGGGAGTCGTGAATAGTGTTAACCATCTTCACATCGTCCCTATCCTTTAGCTTGCGAAAAATAATGCCCAACATCATTGGGACAATATCACCCGTAGCTAATCCTTGAACCGGGTAGTTCTTAAGTTCTGTTGGGCTGAAGTTGTATGTACGAGTAGACCAACTTGATTCGTTGTAGTACTCAGTAAATACAAACTTGCGTCCAGTTTCAGTGTTTAGTGTGTAAGACCTAAACTTCTCCCGGAATCCATCTTTATCAAGATCATAGGAAGCATCAGTCTCAACCTTTTTAGCAAAAGAGGTGTGCCAGTCTGCAACTTGTGGGTAACGACCATAAAAGACATCAATAAACTTCTTAGCTTCGTCAAGGCTGCAACCAGCCTGTTTGCTAATAGCTTTAGCACCTGCACCGTAGATAAGTTGGAACGTCCTTGATTTAAAAGGCTTACGTTCTTCTTTAGTTGGATACCTGCCAAACATGTCTTTGTATAGCTCTGAGTGAATGTCTGCACCTCCACCAATGTCTGCTATGAGCTGCTTGTCCTTAGTCACATGGGCAAGAGCTACAACCTCCAATTGGTTGAAGTCAACTTCGACAATAAGGCCGCCATCATACCTTGAAACAAAGATTTGTTTGATAGGGTTATTACTAATATTTTGTAAATTAGGACTGGTAGAAGACAGACGACCTGTGACAGTTGCTGTGTGATTAAGCTTGCCGTGAATAAATCCGTTGATCACATGTTTAGACAAGCCTTGCACGTAAGTAGACAGTTGCTTTGACAGCTCCCGGTACTTTAGCAACTCTTTAATTACAGCTTGAATCTTAGGATCAAACGTGTGGTCGAGCATGTTACTAAGAACGGAGTCGTCTACACTGACCTGACCAGTTTTAGCTGACACTTTTTCTGGATCAGGAACGTACTTTACAGCAGGCAAGATCTCAACAAGTTTTTCTACAAGCTTGAACTTGGGATTGCCATTCTTGTACAGACCAACTTCTTCTTTGACTTTGATACGTTTACTACCACCAAAGAAAAACTGACTCCATTGCTTAGGACTGTTGATGTCATCTATGCTGCCAACAACAAGTTCTTCTAGATTCAATTTAACTTCAACGTATTGGTCAACAACTTCTACTGTGTATTTAGACAGCCTGTCTTCGTCAATTTTAAGACCATTAAACATCATCTCAGTGGTTGCGTGTAGTGCTTCCATCTGTGTGTAGATGAGTGTTAGTTGACCATTGCCGTATGCTTCGTTGTATTGCAACTCAGCAATACGTTGTGTGATCTCCAGATCATGTTTGAGATAAGGTTCCAGTTCTTCACGAGGAATCTTGTCAGACCCAAGACCTGCTTGGAAGTAAGCTTTGATCTTTTCATCTTTAACTGGCAAGCCGTACTTAACAGCCATCTCATCAAGACTAGCCCATTTGCTGCGTTGTCCTGTAAGGATGTATTCAGCAAGTTGTATGTCCCAAATCTTTGATTCTTGAAACACAGATTTGAGAGCAGGACTCTCACGATACAAATACAACAAGTCAAACGAAATGTTGCAGCCACAATAGGTGGAGTTAAGACCAACTGTTTCTGCTACAGATCGTTTAAAGTCTTTGGGATTGTCTGTTACAGCAGGGCCTAGACCCCGATGTATCCCATACAACACTACTTTGTTGTCTGGGTGCATAGGGTGTGCTGACCCTACGTCTTCGTTGCCGTTGAGTGTTGTCTCAACGTCTATAGCTACAAAGAAAGGTTTCATTCAAATCTTGCTCTGATTGGATCTATGGTTACAAGGAACTGACCATGACGTTCAGATTCCATGTGCTTAGGCCCGCCACCGGGCAATTTGTTCTTAGGAACATTGATAGTGCGGATTATTTCTTCTTCTGGGCTTTTAGGCTCCTTGTATTTTCCAAGAGTGATAACAACGTCTGCTTCACCCGGTTTGTCCGTCTTACTTCCACGGAGAGCATCCAAACCGATAAACGGAGGATCTTTAAGATCCACAGCCGTAGCACTAAGCTGAGAAGCTGCAATGACAGGGCCATAAGTTCTGGCAAGTTCCCTAGCCCATTTATAAATCTTACCCAGTTTGATGTCTTCACGTTCATCTCCTTTGTCAAAGCCACTAACTTTGTCGAGCTGATCAAAGATAATCATGCCCGGGTTAACTTCACGAAACAAAGTCTCTAGGTCACGGACATTGTTGGTGTCTTTAGTAACACGTATCTTGTCTTTGTCACCACTCATAAGAGCTGTGTAGTCAGCCATAGCTTTAGCTGAATCAGCAATGATGTGCTTAGACTCCATACCAAGCGTAGCTTGAACAATACGAAAGAACACGACAGAAGATTCTTCTTCGTTGTTGACCCACACAACAGGACGTTCTTTGGGCAACTGTTGTGCTATGTAGCTGACCTCGCTTGCAAGGAATGTTGTTTTACCTACCTCAACACGCGCTGCAACAATAATAAAGTTACCACTACGCAAAGGCCCAAGAGAACGATTGAGGACATCCAATCGCCACTCATAACCAGTACTACTGATGCGATCTGCAATACTAGATAAGTCAGCAGATACAAACAATTCGTCTTTTTCAATGAATCTCTCCACGCTCTTGAGAGCATCAGTTGCAAGGATGTGTACGTGTTCTAGGTCACTAGCGCCTTCACGAACACGCTCACACTCTTCCATAATCTGAGCCAAGTAATCAAGCTCTATGACGCTCTTGATGACTTCCTCGTGTGCTACGTGTGGTGTGTAGCTTTTTGCTTTGGTCAGTGTGATACGCAGTTTGACTAGCGAGTCTTCTGTAAGACGTTTGCTTTGGTCTGCAATAAGATACGCAGAGAACGATTCCCAGTTAAACGTTGTTAGCGATGGAAATGTTTTGTAGTACCTGTCCATCCCGTCAAGGATGATGTTTGTTTCTTTGGCTACCACATGTGGTTTGATGTGTCGCCTGTATTTGTATAGATTTTCTTTGCTTTCAGCACAAAGAAATAAGACATCGTAGTCCATTAAAGCTCCAAAATTATCTTGTTAAGTTCAGTAGCTGAACATTCTTTTGGCTCTTTGCCAACGTTAATTACTTTGATGTTGGTGGTTGTTGGAAGAAAGTGTTTTAGGTCTTTCTCTACTTTAGCTGCTCCTTTCATGCCTGCTTCATCGGGGTCTAACCAAATAAAAACGTGGTCATAGTTGAGGTCGTAAATTTGGAGTAAGGTTCTGTCTGTGAGTGTTGTTCTTAGTAACGCTACAGAGCTGTTGCCTGTTTGTGAGTTGATGCGGTATGCGCTGAGATAGTCTTCGGTAATAAACAAAGCATTTCCAGCAGACTTAAACCAACAACTTTCACCTTTGTCAAATTCTCTGTTGTAGGTCGTAATGTATTTGGGTGTTGCTCCCGGTTTGAGGTTACGTACTTGCCAGCCAATAACGTCTCCGTTGGGGTTGAAAAGTGTAAGTGCAACTTGGTCTGGGTGATCAACCACACCGTTAAAACATGTGTTGTTTGGTAGGATGTGGTATTTATACAACCACAATGATGCAGTAGGCTCAATCCATTTTAAAATTGGCGGTTTATTGAGCTCATAAACTGACTCATCTTTGAGCGTAAGCCATGTAGATAAACGTGACCCATGATCAGAAGCAAAGCCTGCTTCGTTGCAATGATGGCAGTAAGCAACCAGACCAGTAGGAGTACGTTTGACGTACAGCCTACGTTTTTTGTCTTCACCAGCAGGGCATCCTGTGTGGTTAACATGGATTTGGTCTCCAATGTTAACGGCAGCAGATCCAACTGTTTTGATGAGTGTGCGATCAATCATGTGATTTCCTATAAACACAAAAGGCAACAGCCCCGTGTGGAGCTGTTGAGTTTTTGAATTTTTAGATGTGAGATGTGCCGTAAACTTTTACAAACAGTTCGTTTGCAACTTTACGTTGTGTGTCGTTCAGCTTGTTGAGATACACAAGCTGATAAGCTTTTGTAAGAGATGAACCATACGAAAGCTTTTTGCAGATGCTAAACAATGAACGAGGTGAGAGAGTCAAATTCAACTGACCACTGGTATAACCTTGGCGAACCAAATTAGCAAGTTTAACAAGCTCTTTGGTTGCTTTCTTGGTAATAACTGATGACCATTTGTTTTGAATCATCTTTTCTTCTACTTCAGGTGCTAGATACCCAATGTATACAGCAGTACCAAAGCGATCTAGCGTAGCAGAGTTTTGTACGTTTGTACCTGCATGTGAACCTGTATCGTCGCCTTGACCCTGTGTGTTGCCGATAGCCACAAGTTTGAAGTGTTCGTGTGGAATGATCTGACGATCTTTGGTGTTACCCGGCATCTCTTTGAGAAAGAGCTTGCCGTTGTCTTCTAAGAGCCATTGCAAACCCATTGAGATTTCGGGAGGTGTTACGTCCCATTCGTCCCAAGCAAACACAGCACCGTAGCGTACAGCTTCGGTAACAGCACCGTCTACCCATTGTGTAGAACCATCTTTGGCAGTCAGTTGACCAAAGATCATTGACGAGTCCATGTCACCTGTGCAGTTAATACGGACAAAAGGACGAGAAGTACGAGCGCACAACTGTTCAATCAACGATGATTTGCCAGCACCTGTTGGGCCGTAGCAAAGTACCTTTTCGTTCATTTCCCAAGCACGCAAGATGCTCATAGCCAGATCCGTGTCAATGACATACTCAGGATCAACTTCTGGAATAAACAAGGCAATACGTTCATCCCACTCATATTTGTCAAACACTGTGACTGGAAAGTCTGAGTTCCAATCCATGCCCGTGGTACTAGTAACAGTTGAAAACAACTGTTGATTTGCTTTTAACACAATGCCTTTGGGAGCATCACTGCTTACTGTAATTGGCTTTACCATTTCTTCTTTACCAAGCATGTCCATAAGGAGGTCAGGTGGTTTTACAGGAGGAACCGCTGTAGTAGACAATTTACGTTTCTCCATTGCTTCTTTAAGTGCTTCTTTCACAAGATGCTCCACTTTGTCAGTACTAGACATATCCAATCACTTTCTTTTCTATTAGGGATAACAACTTACTCGGAATCTGCTCAGGTTTATCTACTACGTCATGTGCTGAGTAGTAGTGTTTAACGCTGTTGCTTTGTAAGCCAAGACCATAAATGTCTACTTTTTTGGCTTGTTCGATTTCTTTGATCACACGCTTTGTAAAAGCTTCTAGACCATAAGAAGATTTAGATGCTGCTGGTTCACCGTCAGACATGACAACAAATACACGTTTACGTTCTTTGCGTTTAAGCAATCGTTCGTAAGCCCACAGAATGTTTTCACCGTCAGGATTGCCACACATGAAATTGCTGCTTTTTGCAAAGTTTTCTAACAACACATCATTGCTAACATGCAAATCAGAAAAAGCTTTGTAGACAAACATGACTGGTAATGCACCACCACTACTAATGTTTTCGTCAGTAAAACCAACGATCTCAACTGGGATACGCAACGTAGTACACACTTCGTTCATCAACAAAGCAGAAGCAAGAGCGTAATACGCTTTAGACCCACTCATAGAGCCTGACATGTCAACCAAAATTGAAATGGCAGCATCTAGAGTTTTGTTCTCAATACGAGTTTTGAACACACGCTCGTTAAAGCCGGGTGCATTAAAACAAATACGAGACAACCTAGATTGATCTAGCTTGCCTTTCTTTGTGCCGTATTGAGTTTGAACTCTAGCTCTGATTTGAATCAGTCTACGTACCTGTTGTGCAAAGTTTTCTTGAGAAACTAAGTTTTCTCCTACACGAATGTTGTACTGACGCACAAACTCCCGCGAGTCAGGTGTTTCTCTAAAGTAATGAGCATTACCAATATTTTTAGGGTAGTTAACAACAGTGAATTTTTCATAGTCTGTCATGTCCCACTTGTCCATGCTGTGCAAGTCAACTGGTTCATGGTTGATGCCAACTTTGCCCATCTTCTTACCAGTTGTAGGCATAGTCAACGACAATTTGTCCAAATCATCTTTGGTAAGTTTTACCGTAATAATTTTGTATTCATCGTCGTTGTTTTCTTTGTTTTCACCTTCTCCAGAATTAGCTTCATCATCAGTTGTTTCTGTTGATGTAGTTTCTTCTGTTTTGCCTTCACCTGTTTCAGACGACTTTTTAGCTGCTTTGCTTTTTGCTTCTGGCGGCATTTCTTCAGGGTTCTTGATGCCAAGATCTTTAAGAATGTCCAAAGCTATGTCATAAGTAGCTTGTGTGCCAAGTCGTTTGTCTAAAACTTGCTGACAAGCAACAAGACGATCAGAATAGTTATTAAGAACATCTATGATTTTCTTATCTGCTTTAAAGTGACTAGTGACAGACTCAACCGTCGGAAAGAGATGTGCTGTGATAGGAGCTTCCCAGCACAGCAATGATCGCGTTAGAGCCGCTGTGGGCGTTGCAATTTTGTTGCTACGTTCTAAGATTGCCTTGATGATCCCAGATGAAGTTTCATCCCAGTTATATCGGAATCCTAGATACTCTCTAGCTTCTATGGCGTTAATGCGGGAGTCTTCTAAGAAGTTCCACACAAACATCAGTGCGCTAGAAGGATCAAGTTTTTTCTCTTTCAACAAATCAAAAGAGCTAAAACGTTCGTGTGCGACCTCATGGTCTACCGAAGTCATTAACTCTTTGAGTTGTTTTTCAGTAGTTGAGATAGTAATCTTTGGCAAGAAGATAGTGTTACCGTCGTGCCTTGGTTGATTAGTGTCCTCAAACTGTACTGATAAGCCAGCCCTTCCTGCACTGGCGCGTATGTACTTTGTGACTTCAATAGCTTTAGTCAGCATGTTTAATAAAATCAGAAACAGCTTGGTAAACCAAACCTACATCCAATTCAGCAGGTGTGTTCATCAGAAGCTTGATGATCTTGTCAGCATATTCAATGCTGGTAACAGGATCTTTAGTCTCCAGTTTCATTGCCTTGATTTTGTTTTGCAAAGCTGTTTTGCCATAGTAGTTCCCATTGGTGTCTACAAGCTTGATGTTTAGCTTCATAGCAGACAACAACACAGATTTACCAGACCTCCAAGGCCCGGGCATAGACTTGACTTCAAATTCTTTCTTGATCTGTTTTTCAGTCTCAATCAAGTCTCTAGTGAAAGTCTCTACAGTTCCGTGAGTGAATGCTTCCGCAATCATCTTTTCAAAAGTACTCGTAGCAGACGCATCTGAGACTAAGCTCTCAGTTGCTGCTGCATACAAAGTCGCTAAGACAGAGGTAGTCATAGTGGCTCCAGAATAGGCGAAATTGCCTCCACATAGCCCTGTTGGTACAAGGCCATGTAAAAGTGCTTTACCAAGAAGAGTGGTAGTAGAAGTCCCACTCAGCAGGCCACTTCAAACATTCTTCAATTTGATTGACAGTAAGCTGCAAGTTCTCCATGTACCAATCATCAATTTCAGAAGCTCCAAAAAAGAAACCTTTAGTTGGTGGTAATAGTTCAAGAGCTTTTTCTTTGTTACTAAGAACCTCCTTGCATAAAGCTACAAGGTCTTGTAGTTGCTTCAGTGTGACGTTGTACTCTCCACAATCGTCTACACCTTCTTGTACTTTGTCTACAAACCACCCGTGAATGGCATTAGCTTTACGCCAATAAGCAGCTTCAACAACGATTGTTTTGACTTCAGCTTTGATCTCAGGCAAAGCTTCTGCAATCTTGTCTTTAGTGTCTTTGTCTGCGTCCCACAAGTAACGTTTTGCGTGCAAATACATGTCTAAGCCCATTATTGATCTCCAGTTGGTTGGTTAACAGTGCTGTCGTTTTCTTCGGTGAAAAGGTCACGAGTATCGTCTGGATTTAGCTCAACCAGAACGTCGTCGTATTCATTTGTTTCTATGTAAAACAAGCCCACAATAGTGATCTCCTATAAAGATGTGGTTAAAAAACAACAGAGGGCGCAGCCTCACCGCCCCCCTTAAGGGCGGGGAGCAAGCCCGGAAAGATTGTCAAGCGAAGCCCACCGCAGCCCGTATGCCAGACCGCTTGGCGGCTGGCGTCTCGGGATGCTAGGGCTGAGCGTTAGCACGCTGTACGCTTGGGATTGAGTTGTTTGAGCATCTCTGGATCTGTGAAGAGCATGTAGTTGCTTTTGTTCATTGGTGCGATGGTGTGCTTGACACGTTGTGCAAGCATCTCACCACATTCCATGCAAGTTGGTCTAGCCATCTTTGCACGTTGTGGTTCAACACGTACTGCGTAGCAGCAAGTACAAATAGGAAGATAATTCTCGTTCATTGGAACACCTTGTCAATGACAGTTGATTTGCACATTTTGATAGCTACAAGGGGTGTGCTTGCCCACATGTAACAGAACAACATCAGTACGGCTGTCGCCATACCGATGTGTCTCAAAAAATTGGTGATGTGAAACATCAGTAAATTTCCCGACGATCATCCCATTTGTCAAGTCGTGGACGAGAGTTGATGAAATTGTTACTAGGAACATTGCTAGGCTCATCTAATGAGCTTATGAACTCATTCCACTCGTTGCTATCCAGTAAGTTAAAGCCAAGATGTTTAGCGTATTTAGTGGCAGAGTAGAGAGTTGGTTCTGTGAGTAACAATGGTCTACAGTTATGTTCCCATTCGATAGCAGATACACCGTGATTAGCTGAACGTAGTACAGCATTGTCATTAAGGTATATTAAATGAAACATACTACATTCTCCAGAAATATATTGCAAAGGGTATACCTATAGCACCAGCTAATATGAGTGATGCAATAATCTCTCGTATAAGAGAGTTATGTTGTTTACGATAGTAAACATCGTTAGTTATGTCGTAATGTTGTCTCATAATAAACTCCATATAGGCAAAATAGCCTCAGTAAGTAACTATTGCTAATTACTTACTAAGATAATTTACTCTGTATATCCAGACCACTCTCCGTCATAGAACCAATCTAAGTAAGCATGAATGCCTGAATGAAACATTCTCCCGTGTAAATGAGATTCTGTCTCCAACGCAGGCTCCTCCAGACCAGCCTCATCGAGACCTATAAGCTCCACTTTGTCGCAGTCTTCCCACGACATTTCATCAACGAGATCTAATTGAGTCATAAGTTACTCCAGTTAAAAAATAAATAAGGTAGTAGAGCTAACTACTACCTTTGTTGAAATAATGTTAAAACGATGCTTCACCGATCTTGCGAGCTGCTGCATCAGCTTTCATCTGTGAACGAAGTGTCTTGATTGCATTGAGTGCATCGCGTACTTCGGTTTGACGAGGATTGTCATAGTTCTCCATGCTCCAGAGTGCGTTAGAAAGCAACTGCTGTGCCAAGAAGATCTGGAGGCCAGCAGGCTTGCGCTGCGTAAGATTGTTGAAAGCGTTGAAGTCGAAGTCGTTTTGAGTAGCCATGATGTGGTTCCTTTGGTTGGTTAGGTGAGAGGGAACCGCCCCCCTCACAGAAGCTGGGCGTGAGGGCAAGCCCCGCAGGGGCGCAGTCGCGTAGCGATTGCCAAGGCAGAAAGGCGTTAGCCCGGAGCGCGGAACGCGCGGAGCCATGCCACAAAGCCGAGGGAGCGAAGCGGACGACAGCGACTGGCGTGGTTTCTGCTAGTGAGCGCAGCGAACGGTGGCAACCCGAACAAGAAGCGGGGGGGCGGATCCAGCGATCTAACTTACCGAAGGTCAGCTTGGCTTCAAACGATTTTGATGTAAACGCAACAATCTTTCCGAGCAAGACAATGGACGGAAGATATGTTTGTTTAAAGGGGAGATAGGGGTGTGCATGTAGGTGGGTACACACACCGAACAGATTGCTTCAGGAAAGGGTGTTTAAAGACGTTCTGGACGTATCAAACAATGGTTAGAACAGTGACTAGTTTGTAGTGGGGGGAAGTAATGTAAGTTGTTGATATATAAGGTGGTGAGTAGATGAGAATAATTCTCATTACCAATAACCCTGTTAAGTAGTAGGGGTAGAGGGGGGGAAATGTTTTTGTTTTTAATTTTTACTTATGGCACTTTGTAACGCTGCTACAAGTTTTTAAAACAAGAGGGGGTTACACCGGATAGGGGGGATAGGTGCTTAGAGGTGCTCGTCCCTACTGGGACTCGCATAGAACAGAATGGACATAAAAAAAGAGCCTTACGGCTCTAACATTACTAACACTCTATACCTGCACCAGAAAAAGAAAAAACGGTAAAAAAGAAAAAGAATATAAATATTGTACACCAGCTTTTTAAGAACACAACTACTGATCGTTTATCCAGTGTGTTGTGCTTTTACAAAAGGATGATATAGTTCGCTCCACTCACTGATAGGAGCACACATGGCTACAGGTAAAAAGAGTCCAGCATGGCAACGTAAAGAGGGCAAGTCTCCTTCGGGTGGATTGAATGCCAAAGGTCGTGCTTCTGCTAAGAAGGAAGGTCATAACCTCAAAGCACCTCAACCTGAAGGTGGTAGTCGTAAAGATAGCTTCTGTGCCCGTATGGGTGGTATGAAGAAGAAGTTGACTGGTACAGAGAAGGCTAAAGATCCCAACTCTCGTATCAACAAAGCTTTGAAGAAATGGAAGTGCTGAGCAATGAAGAGAAAGACATCTACTGATCGTAGGTACAAAAAATCTGTCTGGACACAGAACCAAAAGCTTCAAGCTGTCAGTACGTACCTGATGCTTGGCAATTTGTCAGAGACAGCTATTGTTACGGGTATACCCTTACCTACCTTAAAGATCTGGAAGACCTCTGACTGGTTTAAAGAGTTTGCCCTTCAGCTACAAACTGAAGATGTGCAGCAGATGGACTCCAACCTCAAAAGGGTTGTAGACAAAGCTCTTAAAGCTGTAGAAGATCGGTTGGATTTGGGTGATGCTCAGTTTGACCAGAAAACTGGCAAGATCACACGAGTGCCTGTCAAAGCTCACGTAGCTCTTAAGATTACTACTGACCTGCTTACCAAGCAAGAAAAGATTCGACAAGCTCCTGAGAAAGAACAGATTGAGAAAACAATTGATGACCGTTTGCTCCGTCTCAGTGAAGAGTTTGCTCGGTTTGCTTCTATGAAAACTATTGATGTACAAGGGCAAATAGTTGAGCAGGCTTAATGCCACAGTAATGGAAGGTTTTGTTAATTCTGTTCTGCGTAAGAATTTTGACAAACCTGTTCCTACCCCTGAGTTCCACAAAGAAATGTGGGAACTTGTTACTAGTAACAGCAAACAAGTAGCTATAGCTGCTCCACGGTATCATGCTAAAAGCACGGCAATCACTCATGCGTACACGCTTGCTTCGGTCTTATTTAGAGAGTCTAGATACGTCCTTATTGTCTCGGACACAGTTAAGCAAGCTATCCAATTCCTTGGAGACATCAAAAAAGAATTACTCGACAACGAGGATCTTAGGTCGCTCTTTGCAGTATCGTCGTTTCCAAAAGACACCGAAGATGATCTCATTGTGGAAATGGAGGATGGCTACACGTTCCGTATCCAAGCTAAAGGCTCAGAACAAAAGCTTCGTGGATTAAAGTGGGCTAACCTCCGTCCTGATCTTGTCATTGGTGATGACATGGAGAACGACGAGATTGTTATGAACAAAGACCGACGTATGAAATTTAAACGTTGGTTTTATGGTGCATTAATTCCCTGTATCTCTTCTAGTGGCAAAATTCGTATTGTTGGAACTATCTTGCACTTAGATAGTTTGCTTAATAACTTAATGCCTTCTTCTCTGTTGGTTAGCCATAGAGGAGTTAAAAGCTTTATTCAAGAAGATTTGCGGGAGTATTCTCTCAATGTGCTTCCTTGGAAGTCAGTTAAGTACCGTGCTCACACGGATGACTTTAAAAAGTTATTGTGGCCCGAGATGAAGTCTGCTGAAGAGTTTAGGCTAATGAAAGATGACTTTGTTCGCCAAGGTTTGGGAGATGTGTACTCCCAAGAAGTATTAAACGTCCCTATGGATGTTACTGATACTTTCTTTAAACCCACAGACTTTGTAGCCATGAAACCAGAAGACAAGAAGAAGAAACTTGTCTACTATGCTACCTGTGACTTGGCTGTGTCCCAATCTCAACGAGCTGACTATTCAGCTTTTGTTGTTGGTGGCATGGATGAAGACGGAAGGCTGTATGCCGTACACGTTATTAAACAACGTATGGACGCCTTAGAAATTGTGGATACAATCCTGATGCTACAAAAGATTTATAAGCCCGTACTCTTTGGACTTGAACAAGGTACTATCCAGAAAGCTATTGGCCCCTATCTCAATGAGGCAATGCTAAAGCGGGGTGAGTTTATCAACACGGTATTGCTAAAACCAAGCGGTGATAAACTTACTCGTGCTAGGAGCATTCAAGCTCGTATGAGAAGTGGGGCCTGTAAGTTTGATAAGGACGCTGAGTGGTATCAAGCCTTTGAAGATGAGTTGATCCGGTTTCCTAGAGACAAGCATGATGACCAAGTAGATGCTTGGGCTTACTTGGGCTTGATGCTCGATAGGATGTGGGAAGCTCCAACTGAAAAGGAACTTGAGGAAGAAGAGTACGAGGCTTATAAAGCCGAAAACAATGGAATGTTTACTGGACGTTCTGTAACTTGTGGGTATTAAAGATATGAACCTCAAAGACAAATTTGACATCAAGGGCCTCATGTATGAAGCCAACATTGCTCCCCTATTGTGCAAAGAGGACTTGGCAGCAATTGGCACTCAGGTTGTTAGAGACTTTGACAATGATCTTATCTCTCGCAGTGGTTGGGAAAAGCGTACTGAAGCTTCTTTGAAATTGGCTTTGCAAGTTGCTGAGACTAAAAACTTCCCTTGGCCTAATGCCAGTAACGTCAAGTTCCCCCTCATCACTATTGCAGCTTTGCAATACCATGCTCGTAGTTATCCTGTCCTGATTGACGGAGATCGTCCTGTTAAGTGCCGAGTACTTGGTGATGACAAAGACGGTCTGCGTGCTATGCGTGCTTCTCGTGTTGAGCAGCACATGAGCTACCAGCTTCTGGAAGAAGATGAAGACTGGGAATCTGAAATGGATAAGGTTCTAATTACACAGCCCATCATTGGTTGTGCATTTAAAAAGACCTACTACGATCCAATCAAACAACACAATGTTTCTGAGAACGTGTTGGCTAAAGACCTAGTAGTTAACTACTGGACTAAGAGTCTTGAAAGTGCAACTCGTGTAACCCATGTGTTGCAAATGTCTCGCAATGAAATCTATGAGCGTGTAGCCCGTGGTTTGTGGAATGAGGTCTCTGAAGATCGTCAACAAGGTTCGTCTGGCTATGCAATGGGTAACACCCTACAACAAGCTCAAGACAAAGCTCAAGGCATTCAACCTCCTGAGCCAAATGACTCTAGTACCCCCATTGAAATCCTTGAGCAGCATTGCCACATTGATTTTGATGATGACGGCTATGCTGAGCCGTACATTGTTTATGTTCGTCGAGACAACAAACAAGTTGCTCGTATTGTTGCTCGTTACACCGAGAAAGACATTCAATACGGCAAAGATGGCAAAACTGTTCTAAGCATTAAAGCTGAGCAGTACTTTACTAAATATCCTTTTGTTCCCTCTCCTGATGGCGGTTTCTATGACTTGGGCTTTGGCGTTCTTCTTGGGCCTCTTAATGAGTCAATTAATACCATTGTCAACCAGTTGGTTGATGCTGGCACTATGGCGAATACTGCTGGTGGTTTCCTTAGTCGTGGTATCAAGCTTCGTGGTGGGGAGTCTAGTTTCCGTCCTATGGAGTGGAAGCATGTGGACACAACTGGTGATGATCTCCGCAAAGGCATTGTCCCTCTTCCAGTACGTGAACCCTCTCAGGTTCTGTTCACCCTGTTGAACTTGTTGATCAACTACGGAGAACGTATCGGTGGTTCTGTAGACATTCTGACTGGTCAAAACCCCGGACAGAATACTCCTGCTGAGACTACCCGTACTATGGCTGAGCAAGGCATGAAGATTTTTAACGGCATTTTCAAACGTACTCACCGTAGTCTTAAACAAGAGTTTCGCAAGTTGTATCGTTTGAATCAAATCTTTATTTCTAACAATACGTCTTATGTAACTGATGCCATTAATGATGGTTTGATCTTGGCTACAGATTACGAAGGCCCAGTAACTGACGTTATGCCTAGCTCTGACCCAAGCATTACTTCTGATGCTCAACGTATGAACCAAGCTAATGCTTTGGCTATGCGTGTGCAGTCTACGCCGGGTATGTACAACCGCTATGAAGTTGAACACACCTTCTTGAAGGCTATGAAAATTCCCAACATTGATCGTGTGTTGCCAGATCCCAAAGGGCCTAATGCTGTACCTCCACCTGTTAATCCTAAGCTGCAAATTGAACAGCTTAAGCAACAGACTAAACATGCAGACATGGAACTGCAAATGAAGATGGGTCTGCTTAAGCTTATGGGTGAGGCAGAACTTAACCAAGCCAAAATTAAAAAGCTGGAAGCAGAAGCTGAAGTTCTTAAAATTGGTGTGCTGCACGAAGGTGAGAAGCTTCGTCTGCAAGAGATTAACACGCAAATTGGTTTGCAGCGTGAACGTCGAGAGGGCATTATTGGCTCTATCGAAACAATGAATAAAGTCTTTGCGTCTATGACCAAAGATCAACCAGAGCAACAATCTCCTCAAATGCCTAACATGCAAAACATGATGGGCGGTATGGGTGGGATGGGGCAACAAGGAATGGGGCAACCCGCACTATGATCTTTAACTAGGAGTAAGAATGGGATCTGAGAAAGTAACGTTAGAAACATTTGAAGAGTGGAAACACCATCCAGTAACTAAACGTTTTATGAGGCAACTTCGGGATGACCGAGAACAACTCAAAGAAGGTTTAGCAATGGGTGCGTTTGAAGATGATGCAGAAATTAAAGGCCGTTGCCGAGTAATTGCTGTCATCCTTGACATTCAGTACGAAGACATGTTTCAACAAGAGTAAGGAATAGATATATGAGTAATGATGCAGGCATTAATCCGGTAGGCAACCGTGTCCTAATTAAACCGCTAGAGATTGCAGAAGTTTCTAAAGGCGGGATTATTTTGACAACTGAGTCCACCAAAGAGCGCGAACAAATGGCTAACACTACTGGGGTAGTAATTGCTATGGGTGACGGGTGCTACTTTGAGGACGAACAGCCTTGGTGCGCTGTGGGTGATAAGGTTATCTTTGCTAAGTACGCTGGTTTGCTTTACCGTGGTAAAGACGGACACAACTACCGCATTGTTAATGACCACGACATCACTGGCACACTTGACGCTGATGTAGATTTGGTTGATCCGTATTTGGCTAAAAATTAATCTAGGAGTAAGATATGAGTGAAGAACAAAATGTTTCACATGAAACAGCACCAGAAGTAGTTCGTGAAGCTGAGTCGCAAGGCTGGGTTCCTAAAGAACGTTTTCGTGGCAACGAGCAAGATTGGGTTGATGCTGATACGTTTGTAAAACGAGGTCGTGAGATTCTCCCTATTCTTCGTAAGAATAACGAAAATCTTATGAAGGACTTAAATCAAACAAAGGAGCAGTTGAAAGAGTTTCGACAAGCTGCTGAGGAATTTAAAACATTCCAACGAGAAGCATACGAGCGCAAAGTAAATGATTACGAAGCGCAGATTAAACAAATTAAAGAGAGTCGTGCCCAAGCTATTACTGATGGCGACGGTCAAAAAGTTAATGCACTAGACGATGCGCTAGATGAAGCCAAGGATAGTCTAAAAGAAGCTAAAGAAGCTGC